GTTTCGAATTATGTGGTAGATCACTTCTCTGAGGATGGCACTCTTACCAATCCCTGATCCTGCTGTAATTGTAACAAGCTCACCACGCCTGATTCCGTAGGTTAGTTTATTCAGATCTTCCCATGGATAGGAGATGGAGTTATTCTCAGGCTCAGTTGATACAAGTTCCCAGATATCTTCACCGGAAATAATGCCATCGGGTGATACCGGTTTAGCCCTCCACCATTCACGGGTAAACGTGGTGGTGTCATTGTTCTGTAGGTATTCACAGGGATCTTTGCGGGACATCGGCATGATAAGACACTTACCAATCTCAAAGATCTCTGATAATTTCTGAGCCGACTTCTTACCGGGCTCATCATTGTCCAGACAGAGGACGATCTTTTCATATGAATTAAAGAAGTCTAGGTTCTTCCTGATATCCTTCTCTGCACCCTGTGCGCCGGTTCGAAGAGAGACCACAGGCCATTTGCTACCCAGCATTTGATAGGTTGCAAGACAGTCTAGCTCACCCTCTGTGATCGTGATGAATTTACCTCTAGGCGGGAAGAGGTTCTGACCAAAGAGCGAAGCTTGATCAAAGGATGATCCAGCTTTTTTTGTATTATTAAGGATGGTGAAATTCTTTTGAGCATTACCTTGGTTATCAAGGCAAATGCGTTTCTTGTAGGCTACAATCTCCTGCCCGTCTTTGTCATAATAAGGATAGGCATGGGATGTAATCTCACCATTTGTATCCTTGGATACAAGTACACCAAAAGTTTTTGCTGTGTCCTTGGTAATCTTACGATCAGGTATATCGGAGAATTCCTTTCTTCCGCCATGACCATTGCCATTACTGGCTGTGGAGTAGGAGGGAGAGGAAGTATGGGTATAGGTATTTGTGTTGTCTAGGTTCATATTCATATCCGTTTTTTCACAGGAGAAACAGTATGTTCTGTTCGCCTGAGATCCATTAGAATAGGTGTCTTCGTACACTGCATTAGCATCACTGCTACCACATGCTTCACATGAGGTGTGTCTGAGAAACCTAGATGATGTAGCTTCAGGCATTAGTCTGTTCCAGTTGGTGGATTATTGCATGTCCAATCATTTCGGGGATTTGCGGGACGAGGGCATTTCCGAGGCACTTAAGGCGGTCCACTCTGTTGGGTATCCCATGAGCCACTCGACCCACGTCGGGTTCAGATGGCCATCTCCCTTTTGGGAGTCCTCCGCAGAGTAGACTGCCCTTGCTAACTGGTCCACCCGCTTTCGTACCGAACCGTCCGGGTTCACCGCAGTCCTCGCCATCCCCGGTGTATCCTTCCAGTCCCGTGCTGCTGCTGTAGGCCATAATCCATATCCGGTCCCTTTGGTGCGGTGCGCCAATGTAGGAAGCTGGTATGCAATGCCATTCTGCATCATACCCGATCTCGGAAAGGTCTCCGAGAACTCTTGATAACCCCCGAGTACGCAGCGCTGAGACGTTCTCCACAAGGACGTATCTAGGTCGTAGTTCGCTAACAAGACGGGCGATTTCTGACCAGAGCCCGCTTCGCTCTCCGGCAAGGCCTGCGCCTTTTCCTGCGGTGCTGATGTCTTGGCAGGGGAATCCCCCGCAGATGACATCAACGGTAACTCCGTCTGCTTTGAGTCGGTCAGAGGTAAGTTCTCTGACGTCTTCATAGAGGGGGACATCGGGCCAGTGCTTTCGCAAGACTGCGCAGGCATACTGGTTGATTTCGCAGAAGGCGGTGGTTTTAAAGCCCCCTGTTTTTTCGAGTCCAAGACTAAATCCTCCTATCCCACTGAATAAGTCAAGCACTTTTAACATGTTGTCTATCCTCAGTGTTTTTCAGTTGGCGGGGTCCATTCAATAGAATTGACAGTATCAACCATTTTCTCATATGATTTAAAGAGGTCTTCAAAATGTACCGCATATAGAACCACGATTGATTTGATAAGAGTTGATGATGTTGTGTTAGCTATCTGCCCAGTATAGTTTCCGTTCTCATCTGTGTTTTCAAGTACAGAATGGAGATCCTCCAGTATAGTCCATGTCTTCATGATGTTTTTTTCTAAGCTGTCTAATTCAGCTTCCATCTTCGATCTCCGCTTTAAACAGATTGTAATCTACATCATTGGTGTACCACTGAAGGCTACGCAATAAGGCCGTATATGTTGGTCTCTTCATGGTATATGCTGAGCCCCTCTTTCTAAGCCAAATTTCATCTCTCAAACTTCTTTTAATAGTTTCAGATACAATATAATCACATGTTTCGTAAGGGATAGTAACGTCTATCCCCAACTCATCGTCATATTTTAATTCAGTCCTTCTTACTTTTTCCATTTTATACTCCTTAGTTACAGAAATCTTCCGGTAATGGTTTGTATTATATGGTGGACGCTAGTGGACCCGAACCACTGACCCACAGCTTAGACGGCTGTTGCTCTATCCAACTGAGCTAAGCGTCCGTCGGTCTCGTCTGGGGGTTCTACCTCGACCTCACCCCGGTGTCAAGGAAATTCTGGGGTTGACACCGGGGTTTCGGTGTGCTAGGTTGGGGTCAGGAGGCCGGGAGGTACTAGGGTATATCCTAGGACTCTAGCTAAGACTTAGCTAATCCTTGTTTATTATTGGTTTATTCCTAGTCACTCTTAGTCACTCTTAGTCACTCTTAGTACTCCTTGTTTAAACTAGGACAAACTTCAAAAAGAATTCTCTGACATTCAAGGGCGACAGCCCGGTGTTCTTTTTGTGTCTCAGGTTTGGTTCTCAGATCGGTGTAATGAATCCAGCTTCTGATTGTCCCATGCATATACAGTCGGGTTGATATTAGTCCTTCAGGGAGGATGGCACGGGCTTGCTCTTTTGCTATTCCTTTTTCAAGAGCCCACCTATATGCCCTCTCTGATGCCTCTATCACATCAAACTGTTTCCATTCCCACTCTTGGGATAATGTCCGATGTTCATGGAGGTCAGGGTCTAACTCATGGGAGTTCTGTCTATTCTCTTTGTCTTGTAACCGGGCCGATCTCCTGTTCCAGTTCAAGTCTACCTCTGAATATCTTTGTGAAAATTCTTGGAATGAGAATGATCTATGCCTGAGTATCTGTCGTGCTATGTCCCGTGTTGTCTCAATGTCTAAACACATGGAGACCATCTCAAATGGAGACCAATGTTCATTCTCGATTAGATAGGTGAGTAACTTTGGATTATCCTTGGATTGATTCTTAGGGTTGGATACACGGGCATAGTACAGGATGGTTTCTTCTGGTGTCTTCCCATACATATGGGCGATATGGGAAAGACCTACTATTGGGAGTTTATTAAGAGTCATTTATTTCCTTTTCATTGGCTAGTTCATTGGCTAGTTCAAGTATGATATACATGATTGATCTGAAAATGATTTAGCAAACCAAGGCAACTAATGCAAGGCTTAGATTTAGCAAGCCGTCCATTTTTTGTAAGCCTAATAATATACATCTCACACCCTAATAATATTTCTGGGCCGTGTTTATTTATGGTTTTGATTATGGCGTCCGTCTCTGCGTGCAGGAATATCTTCTCAGGTTTACCAGCATCTGATGCAAACCTTGCCTGCATAGGGTGTGACTTAAGTTTATTCCATCCGGTCGATATGATGACGCCCCTTCGTGTTACGGCGGCGGCATGTCTTGATGATTTAATCCTAGCTGACCTATGTTCGGCCACATTGATTAGCTTTTCGGTAATAACATGGGTTTGATTGGTGTCTAAAAGATAGAAAGCCACGGTAACCCCTCAAATTTGATCGTGGGTGCGTTTTAGGGTCTCTGGGCTATGGGGGTAGCACTCATGTGCTTAGAGGCTACCCCATGCCCTTCCCTGTTTACTGTTCTGGATAACTTACGTTCGGAATTTCTTTATTCCAACAGGCACGACATGATCCACACTTATGGTCTCGGGTATATGCCTCACACTCAAATCCAAATGGGGATTCCTCATGGACCGTGGAAGTATGGGCAAAGTTTAACGGCTCCTGATTTATATTCGGGCTTGATACTCGGATGATTAAGTTATCTGGGATATCGCCCTTGAACTTACGGATGATCCGATATTCTTTTGTGGGTAACCAAAATTTAATA